ACTCTTTCCGACGGCGAGAAAAACGGCGGAGGGGGTTCGGGCGTGCAGGAATTATCACGCGGGCAGGACGCGCCCGCAAACGACGCGGCCGCGCGGAGCGGCGGTGGATCACAGTACAGGAGGAAGCTATGGGCCGAGAGGCGATGATCCGGGCGGACATGGAATCTGTCGGGACCTACAACACGATCTTTGAGCCGACTATCAAGCAGCTGGCTAAACTGGAGCGGGAACTTTCCAAGGCGGAAAAAAACTGGCGGGCTGCCGGCGGCCAGATGGTAGCAGAGCTGGTGAACAAGACCGGCGGGAAGTACACAGCCAAGGACCCTAACTACGCTGTGGTGGACCAGCTCCGTAAGGACATCCAGGCGTTACGCAACCAGCTTGGATTGACTCCTACCAGCCTGAAGCGGGCCCGTCAAAAGGCTGAGGCCATGTCAAGCGGACAGCAGAGCCCTTTGGAGGACCTGTTGGAGACAGCTCACAACTACGCTCTGGATCACGCGGCCGCCTATCAGGCCGAGGTGGACGCCTATGTGGATGGTTGCCTCTCTGGTCGGATACGGGTATGCCCGGAGATTGTCCAGGCCTGTGAGCGCTATCACCGAGACCTTCAGAATCCAAAATGGGAGTTTCGCCCGGACCCGGCCAATGAGATCATCGCTATCATCGAGACCACAATCTGCCACCAGCAGGGGGAGTTTTTGGATGCTACACCACTCCGTGGGACACCCTTCCTCCTCATTCCGTATCACAAGTTTATTGTGTACAACGTAATGGGTTTTTACCTGGCCGGCAGCCAGGAGCGCCGCTTTAAGGAGGCGCTGGACTTTATTCCTCGAAAGAATATCAAGACTACCTTTGCGGCGGCGCTGGCCTGGGCCCTGGCCCTATATGAACGGCGCTCCGGGTCCAAGGTATACGAGGTGGGCGGGGCCCTAAAGCAGGCCCTGGAGGGATTTGACTTTTTGCGGTATAACCTGCGTCGCCTCAAACTGACGGTGGACGATGACCCGGTGAACGGTCTGCGGATTATCAACAACAACATGGAGCGGAGCATCACTGGAGACATCGGTGAGGACGGCTTTATCAGCATCCATGCCTTAGCCGCCAGCCCGGATAAGCAGGACAGCTTTAATTGCAATATTGTCATCGCCGACGAGCTGCATACCTACAAAAGCCCAAAGCAGTATCAGGTCCTGAAAGATGCAACCAAGGCATATACCAACAAGCTGATCATCGGAATCAGCTCCGGCGGCGACCTGGCTACCGGATTCTGTGCTAAACGTGTGGAATATTGCCGGAAAATCCTAAATGGGACCGTCTCCGGGCCAGAGGCCGATAGTATTTTTGTTTTCATCGCAGCAGCACCCCGGCAAGAAAATGGGGATGTGGACTATACGAATCCGGAGGTCCTAGAATGTTGCAACCCGGGTTGGGGGCAGAGTATTCGTCCTCAGGAGATGATCAATGACGCCATGCAGGCCAAAGAGGACCCGCAGATGCGGCCGGAATTTTTACAGAAGTCCCTCAATGTGTTTATTGCCAGCCTGCGGGCTTGGTTCAACATAGAAGAGTTTCGCGCCAGCGACAGCAAGTACAACTGGAGCTTGGCTGAGTTGTCCAGGCTCCCGGTGAAATGGTACGGCGGCTCTGATCTTTCCAAACTCCACGACTTGACAGCGGCAGCACTGTTCGGCCACTACAACGGGGTAGACATTATCATCCCACATTGCTGGTTCCCTTTGGCGGCTGCAATGGTCAAGGCTCACGAGGACCAAATCCCCCTGTTTGGCTGGAAGGATGATGGCTGGCTGGATATGCCCAATGACAAAGTGACCAACCACAGCGACGTGGTCAAGTGGTATAAGGACCTGCGGGACCAGGGCTTTAAGATCCGACGGGTAGGCCACGACCGCAAATTCTGTCGAGAATATTTTGTGGAGATGAAACAGGCCCACTTCCGGATCAAGGATCAACCCCAGCTGTTTACTCGAAAGAACGAGGGTTTCCGATACCTTGAGGCCAGCGCTAAGCGCGGAACTCTGTATTATCTCCACGCAGAACCCCTCGAGTATTGCGTGCAAAACGTGCGGGGAATCGAAAAAGCGGATGACATGGTCATGTATGATAAGCTCCAGCCCAATTTACGCATTGACATCTTCGACGCAGCAGTATTTGCCTGCTGTGCCTACTTGGAGGACCTGGAGCAGGTCCGGAAAGAAAATAACTGGTTTGGGGAGGGACCCAAGGATGAGTAAGCGAAAGAACCCGGCTCACGGAGCCCGAGACAAGCCCGCCCAGCGGCGGAGCAGTGTGGGCTTTGTAATGTCCGGAGCCTGGGACAGCCTGTGCAGTGAGGGGTACACCCGGCTGTCTGAAAACCCCGAGGTGCTGATGGCGGTGAGCCGGATCGCGGATTTGATCAGCTCCATGTCTATCCGGTTGATGGCCAATACGGCCTCCGGGGATGTTCGGCTTTATAACGCCCTATCTCGTAAATTGGACATTACCCCAAACCGGTGGATGACCCGAAAGACCCTGATGGCGGCGGTCGTCCGGGTCCTCCTGCTGGAGGGCAACGGGAACGCAGTGGTCTGGCCAAGGACGGAGGGCGGAAATCTGGAGGAGTTGATCCCCATCCCGCCCAGCCGGGTGTCATTCCAGCCGGACGGCTTTGGTTATCATATCCAGTTGGGCGGCATCCCCTATGACCCGAACAACCTGCTCCATTTTGCCATTAACCCGTCCCCGGAATACCCCTGGATGGGAACTGGCTTTCGGGTCGCGCTGCGCTCGGTAGTTAAAAATCTTCAGCAGGCCAGCAGCACCAAAAACGCATTTTTGTCCAGCGAGTGGAAGCCCAGCGTCATCGTCAAAGTGGACGGTAACTCCGACGAGCTGATCACGGAGACCGGCCGGAAGCGCCTGGCTGAGCAGTACCTAAAGCCCTTTGCTCCCGGGGCCCCCTGGATGATCCCGGCGGAGCAGATGGATATTTTCCAGGTGAAACCCCTGTCACTCAACGACCTGGCCATCTCTGACAGCGTCAAGATCGACAAACAGACGGCGGCGGCCATCCTGGGCGTCCCTCCTTATGTCGTGGGCCTTGGGACCTTCAATCAGACAGAATGGAACCATTTTATTTCCACAAAAATTATGACTATCGTCCGGGCAATCGAACAGGAGATGACACGCAAACTCCTGATCTCCCCAGACTGGTACGTCAGTATGAATCCATGGGCCCTGTATGCCTACGACCTCAAAGACCTATCCGAAATTGGGTCCAATCTCTACATCCGGGGCATGATGACGGGCAACGAGGTCCGAGGCTGGCTCCACCTGGCGCCCAAGGAGGGCCTGGATGAACTGGTGATCCTGGAGAACTTTATCCCCCAGGGTATGATCGGAGACCAGAAAAAGCTGCTGCAAACGGGAGGTGAAAACAGTGGAACTTAATCGGCGCACCATGATCCCACTTCAGAGTGAATTTACCGCTCGGGAGGCGGAGGACGAACTTTACATCGAGGGCTATTTTTCCGTGTTTGGATCCCCCTATCACATCATGGCCGGGGTAGACGAGCAGATCGCTCCTGGGGCCTTCACTGACACCTTGGGAGAAGACATCCGGGCTCTGACCAACCACGACACCACCCTGGTGCTGGGCCGGAACAAGGCTGGCACTCTGACCCTCTGGGAAGATTCCCACGGCCTTTGGGGCAGCATCCGCATCAACCGGGAGGACCAGGATGCCTTAAACCTGTACTGGCGGGTACAGCGGGGAGATGTGGATCAGTGCTCCTTTGGATTCTACATTCTGGATGAGGAGCGGATTGTCAATGCGGACGGCAGCGTACTGTACCTAATCAAAAAGGTCCGGTTACTTGAGGTGTCGGTGGTCACATTCCCTGCTTATGAGGCGACCGCCGTCTCTGCTCGGGAAGCCCAGGAAGCAGATATTCGCCGGAGGACGTTGGAGGAAAAACGAGAGGCCCTGCGGGCCAAGCTGAAAGGAGCATCATAAATGGCACTCAAAGCACTTTTGCTGAAACGGAAAATTGAGGAAATGAATGGCCGTATGGCAGCCCTGTCCCAGCACACAGGCGAGCTGACCCAGCGGGAGGCCGAGTTAGAGCAGGCTATGGACGAGGCCAGGACCGAGGAAGACCTGCGGAGCGTGGAGCAGTTGGTGGAGGAGTTCACCGCAGAGCAGCGGACCCATCAGGAGGCTATTATCGCCCTCCAGCGTGAGATCGACGCCGCCCAGGAGGAGCTGCGGACCCTGGAGGCCCAGCAGCCAAAGGACAATGCCTCTACGGACACCACCCCCGCCTCCAGCGGGGAAAGAAAGGATGAGAATATGACGAACCGCCAGACCCGCGCCTTTGGCGCCATGACCATGGAGCAGCGCTCCGCCTTTATCCAGCGGGAGGAAGTTCAAGAGTTTTTGACACGCTTCCGCGCCACCTTTGCCAACGCCCCCAAGGGCCAGCAGCGGGCCGTCACCGGCGGAGATCTGCTGATTCCCACGGTGGTGCTGGACCTGGTCCGGCAGAATATTGAAGACTACTCCAAGCTGATCCGCCGGGTATGCTTCATTTCTGTGACAGGGGCTGCCCGTCAGCCCATCATGGGCACGATCCCTGAGGCAGTGTGGACCGAGGCCTGTGCCGCGCTCAATGAGCTGAATTTTGCCGTCAACCAGACCGAGGTGGATGGCTACAAGGTAGGCGGCTATGTGGCCATCTGCAATGCCCTCCTGGAGGACACGGACTATGCCCTGCTTAGCGAGGTCATCATCGGCATCGGGGCTGCCATCGGAATCGCCCTGGACAAGGCCATCCTGTTCGGCACAGGCATCAAAATGCCTGTTGGGATCGCCACCCGTCTGGCCCAGGCGTCTGCTCCCAGCGACTACCCCGCAAACGCCCGACCCTGGATCAACCTGTCCCAGTCCAACGTGATCACCATTCCCACCGGATCTGCCACCGGCCTGACCCTGTTCCAGCAGATTATCCAGGCCGCCGGCGCAGCCAAGGGCCGCTATTCCCGGGGGGCCAAGTTCTGGGCGATGAATGAGGAGACCTATACTCGCATCCAGGTGGAAGCCACCAATGTCAACGCGGCTGGGGCCATTGTTTCGGTGCTGGATGGCACTATGCCGGTGGTGGGCGGCGATGTGGTTGTATTTTCCGATGACGTGATGCCGGACAATACAATCATCGGCGGCTACGGTGATCTTTATTTGCTGGCGGAGCGGGCCGGCACCTCTGTCGGGTACAGCGACATCCCCCTGTATATCCAGGATCAGACTGTGGTCAAGGGCACTGCCCGGTATGATGGTGTGCCTGTGATCGCGGAGGGCTTTGTGGCCATCGGGATCGGCAAGGCCCCTGTTACCTCGGCAAGCTTTGCTCCTGACACCGCAAACCCCGCTGTGGCCGCCCTGCGGGCGCTGGCCATCGGCGCCCTGCCTCTGACCCCCGCCTTTGACCCTAACGTCACCACCTACACCGCCAAGGCTACCAACGACAGTGACGTGATTAGCGCTGTCCCCGCCACTGGGGCCCTGGTTAACGTCCGGGCCAACGGCTCCAAAATCCAGAACGGTGGGGCAATCACCTGGATGGATGGGGAGAACCCTGTGAGCGTCACCGTGACCAACGGCACCCAGACCAAGCAGTATACTGTCACTGTGACCAAGTCCTGAGAGGAGGTCGCCCGGAATGGATGATCTGATCCTATTGGAACTGCTCAAGGCGGATCTCCAGCGGACGGGCGTGGAGTTGCCGGGAGATCGTCTGTATCTCCCGGCACTCCTGAATACGGCCCGGACCAGCCTGGCGCGTCAAGGTATCAAGCCTGATTGCTCCGCAGACTACATCCAGACAGTGGTAGGGACCGCCGCCTGGATCTACCGGAAGCGAATCACAGGAGAGGCGGAACCGGCCTATCTGCGCCGCCTGCGTCTGGACCTGCTACTGGCCCGGGGCCGGGAGGTGGGACCATGATCCTGGACTCTGGTGTGCTGTCCGTTTATCGGGTGGATTACCACGAAGGGAAGGGGCCTAAGCAGACAAAACCCACCCTGACGCTCCGGATGACTGTCCAGTACGGGGAGCGGGTTGTGGGTATCACCCGTTATTATGAGGCCGCTAAGGTTGGCCGCCAGATTGACCGGACAGTACGGATCTGGCGGCAGCATAGTATTACAATCCGGGATGTGTGCCAGCTGGATAGTCAGTGGTATCTCATCCGCAAGGTCACCCCAACCTCCGACGAGGACGGCCTGTTGGTGACTGACCTGGATCTAGAACAGTCAGATGACAATGTATGGGAGGGAGCGACTGGTGAAAATCAGAGTTGACGAGATCTCTAAAGAGATAACCGGCGCCCTGGAGGAGTACGGAGAAAAAATCGCACAGGGTGTGGAAAAGGCTGTGGACAATGCAGGAACAGAGGCTCTCAAAGTGGTCCGGGATAAGTCCCCCAAGCGCACAGGACGGTACCGTCGTGGATGGCGCAAAACTAAAAGCGGTGGCAATGTCGACCAAAATGTGCACAGTGTGCGTATTTACAACAAGACTGCGTATCAACTTACCCACCTCTTGGAGAACGGTCACCAAAAAGCTGCCGGAGGCCGCGTGGAGGGCACTCCTCACATCCGCCCGGCGGCGGAGGATGCCGAACGCCAGCTGGAGCGGGATGTAACCAGATTGATCCAGAGCACGGGGGTATAGAATATGACCTATGATGAGCTATACCAAATCTTGGAGCCCACAGGCATCCCATTTGAGATCCACCATTGGGAGCAGCCCCCCGCCCCGCCCTACGGAGTGTATTTTGACGACTACACGGATAATTTCGGCGCAGATGATAGGGTGTACTGCCAGATCACCCATTTCTGCGTGGAGCTCTACCAGCTCCGCCGTGACCGGGCCCTGGAGCAGAAAATAGAGGATGCTCTGGATGCCGCCGACCTCTTTTGGGACCGGGTAGTCGAGTATATCGACAGCGAACGCCTATATCAAACCAGATACGAGATCGAGGTGTAACCAATGACAAAGAACAAGGTAAAATTCGGTTTGAAAAATGTCCACTATGCTCTGCTGACCGTGTCCGAGGAGGGGGCGGTCAGCTTCGGCGCTCCGGTGCCCATCCCCGGTGCGGTGAGTATGTCTCTATCCCCCCAGGGCGAGACCGAGACGTTTTATGCAGATGACATCGCCTACTATGTCTCCACGGCCAACAACGGCTACCAGGGGGATCTGGAGATCGCTCTGCTCCCTGATTCTTTCCGCACAGATGTGCTGCGAGAGGTGGAGGACGAGACCGACCACGTCCTGGTGGAGAAATCCACTGCTGAGCCCCAGCCCTTCGCCCTGCTGTATCAGTTCACGGGGGATCAGCAGGCCAGCCTGCGAGTGCTGTATAACTGCGCCGCCGCCCGGCCCAGTGAGGCCAGCTCCACCATCAAAAATACTAAGACCCCCACCACGGATACCCTGTCCCTCACTGCCTCTCCCCTGGCCAACGGAAACATTAAAGCCAAGACCACAGCGGATACTCCGGATGAGATCAAAAAGAACTGGTTTAAGTCGGTCTGGCAGCCTGGTGCTGCCGCCGCTATGTGATCGGGGGCATACATGGAGACCAGTATTTTGATTGACGGCAAGCCTGTCAAATTTCGGGCGTCCGCCGCTATCCCACGACTGTACCGCATCAAGTTCCGTCGGGACATCATCCAAGATATGCAGGCAGTCAAGGAGGCGCTGGACGCCAAAGAACGGCAGGGAGATAATATCCCGCCTCAAGCTCTCCAGCTATTTGAGGATATGGCCTATATTATGGCCAAACATGGAGACAAGGACGCCGTTCCCGCCACCCCGGACGAGTGGTTAGAGGGCTTTGGAGCATTCTCTATTTATAAGATTTTCCCGGTTATTTGGGCTCTGTGGGAGGCCAATACGGAGGCCTTGGACATCGCTAAAAAAAAACTGGGGCAGTAGACCGGGAGATCACCACGCCGCTCCTCCTCCTCCGGGCGGTACAGCTGGGGATTTCGGTCCGTGACATGGACCTGCTGACTATCGGCATGATCAACGAGATGTACGCCGAGGCATCGAACGATACACTGGAGTACCCCACACTGGCCACCCAGGAGGACATGGACCGATTTTAGGAGGACTCTATGGCAAATAAAATCAAAGGCATCACCATTGAGATCGGCGGCGACACCACAAAGCTGGACAAAGCCCTGTCTGGGACCAACAAGCAGATCACCACTACCCAAAAAGAGTTGAAAGCGGTGGAAAAGGCGCTGAAAATGGACCCGGGTAACACCGAGCTGCTGGCCCAAAAGCAGCGCCTGCTGGCGGACTCCGCCTCCGCCACCAGCAAAAAGCTCCACACCCTCCAGGAGGCAGCCAAGAGCGCCGACAGCGCCCTGGCCCGGGGGCAGGACTACCAGGCCAAGTATGAGCCGCTGAGACAGCAGATCGATACGGTCTCGGCCTCCCTGAAGGGTCTGATGGACAACCAGCAGCAGATGGAGGCTGGGCTGGCCTCCGGGACAATCTCGGCCAAGTCCTACGAGGCTTTCCAGGCCAAAATCCAGGACACTACCCAAAAATTGGACGAGTTGAAAGCCGCTCAGCAGGCAGTGGAGCAGGAATTTTCCGGCGCCAAGCTGAATCAGAGTCAGTACGACGCCCTCCAGCGGGAACTTGTGGAGACGGAACAAGCTGCGGAGGATGCTGAGAAGGCCCTGAAGAATTTTGACACCGCCGGAGAAAAACTGAGTGCTGGGGCCGGTAAGATCGCTGATGGGGCCTCAAAGGTCAAGAATGCCACCAGCGGGCTTTCTACGGCTGCCGGCGGCGTTTTGACTGCTGCCGTGGCCACAGTCCCGGCCACGGAGGAACTGCGCAACGCTCTGGCCACCTTAGAGACCAATGCCCAGCGGGCTGGAGTTGGCTTGGGCAGTGCTCAGACTGCTCTGCGGGACTTTACGGTAGTATCCGACGAATTGGACAGCAGTTTGGAGGCTACATCCAATCTGCTTCAGGCCGGCTTTACGGAAAGCAATCTGCAAAAAGCTGTGGAAAACCTTTCTGGGGCCTACCTTCAATTCCCGGACACGATGAAAATTGAGAGCCTTGCAGACAGTCTGCAAGAGACCCTGGCCACCGGCGAGGCCACCGGGCAGTTCGGCGAGCTGCTGGATCGCTTGGGTATCGGCGCCGCCGATTTTTCTGTTCAGTTGGAAAAAATCACTACCGAGGCCGACCGGCAGAATTTTGCTCTGGATACACTGGCACACGCCGGTCTATCAGATACTTATAACGCCTGGCTGCAAAACAACCAGGCCATTGTGGACAGCCGCCAGGCGAGCTATGATTTTCAGCAATCGATGGCGGAGTTGGCTGCTACGATTCAGCCTTTTTTAACCGAGTTCGTAGAGCTTGGAACCGGCATCCTGGATTTTTTTAATTCCTTACCCAGCGGTGTCCAGGCGTCGATTGGAGTGATTCTGCTGCTGATAGCTGCCATCAGCCCCCTTGCCGGTCTTATTTCTTCCATCTCTACAGTAGTAGGTATGGCCGGACTCTCTATGTCATCTTGGCTGCCCATTATCTTGGCCGTGACCGCAGCGCTGGTTGCGCTGGCCTCAATCATCGCCCTGGTCACAGGGCGGCAGAAGGAGCTTGATACCAGCATGGCCGGCACATCCACAGACCGAGGCGGCGGGTTCTCCCGGGCGGTGCCAACGCTTGGAACAGAGGCTCTCCCCCATTTGGCCTCCGGCGGTGTGGTCCGTCGGAACAGTCCCACGCTGGCGGTGATTGGTGACAACCCTCAGGAGTCGGAGATCGTCGCCCCAGAGTCCACCATCAAAAATTGGACCATTGAGGGAATCCGCGAGAGCGGCCTGCTGCGCTCCGGAGGAGGGACCCAGCGCTCGGTTATGACGCTTGACGGACGGACCTTTGCTCGGCTGGAGACGCCATATATCCTGGAGGAGCTTTCCCGCCTTGGCATCAAAGTCACTCGCAACTGAGGAGGAGCAGCCGTGCCAAATTTCATGTATGTCGTTTTGGATGGAAGAGAGTATAAGGTCCGTGTTCGGGCAGATACACCATTGGTGGAGAGTTTTCATATCGATGATGGCGAAAATCAAATGATCCTGCTGGATGGCACGGAGAGCCGGGACGTGATTGGTACCTATTACGACCACACGCTGACAGTGGCGGCCGATCCAAGCGCCCCGGATGACTATGACGCCTTTTTCGAGGCCATCTCCGCCCCGGTAGACTCTCACACAATCGTCATGCCCCACGGGCAGACTGAGCTTACCTACCGGGCCAAGGTCACCAGTGGCAGTCATAGCTTGCGCGGAATGTTCGCCGGCCGGCGGCATTACTACGGGTTACAGGTCAATTTCCAAGCTATCGGCCCCCAAAGAGAACCAGATTGATCAATCATTAGGAGGACAGGACATGGCCAAGAACACGCTGAAATACCGGGACACGCTGTATGCAAAGCTGGGCTCGGGTAGCCTGCATCTGGCCATGTCCTTTTTGCCGGACTCTCTGGAGCCTAATACTCTGTCTGCTGAGGTGGAGACTGAGTCCCGGGCGCTGCTCGACTTTAATCTGGATGACCCGGTCACGGTCTATCACCGGGAGGAGCAGATGGGGATTTTTTATCTTCAGAGCGTCACACAGATTGCACCCAACAAATACGCTCTGTACGCCACCAGTGCGGTGGGCCTGCTGATCCGGCGGCGCCACCGTGGAGGACTCTACACTGGCCAGACTGTGGCCGAGGTACTACCGGAGATCTTTGGCCCAGTCCCATACAGCATCAAGAGCAACCTGGCTGGCATCAAGCTGTACGGCTGGCTCCCCTATGTAAAGCCGCCGGACGCCTCTGCCCGAGACAACCTGTGTAAGATCCTGTTTAATATCGGTGCCATCGTCAAGACTGACTTAGACGGTGTGATCCGCATTGAGCCCCTTTGGGATGGTATCGCCTCCAGCATTCCAAGGGGGCGGATGGGCTTGGCGGCATCGGCGGTCCGGGACGGCAAGGTGACCGCTGTATCGGTCACGGAGCACCAGTATGTGGCCGGCACGGATGAGGAGGATCTATTTGAGGGCACTACCCAAAGCGGTGATGAGATCTCTTTTGATGCACCGATGCACTCTCTAACGGCCACTGGCTTTTCGATTTTGGAGCATGGGGCCAACTACGCTGTCCTTTCCGCCGGCTCTGGGACGCTTACCGGCAAGAGCTACGTCCATAATACCCGTGTGGTTACCAAGATGGTTAACAACTCACAGATCGAGAACGTCCAAGACTACTCCGACCAAACTCTGGTCTCCTTGGTCAGTTCCGTGTCTGTTGCTGAGCGTCTGGCGGCCTATTACAAATGTTTTGAGTCCATCGACGCTCCAGTGGTCTATCGGGGCGAGGCTCCAGGGGACCGGATACTCACATATCATCCCTACGATATGGTCAGCGTTCCGGCCTGCCTGGAATCCACAGACATCAACCTGTCCAATGTTCTCAAAGCAGATGAGAAACTCTTGGTTGGGTATATCCCGCCTAAGGCGGCAGCTGGTTATTACGACGCATCCGAGATAATCACACAGGAAGGAGAATGGACGGTCCCGGATGGAGTGACGTCACTGCGAGTTGTAATCATTGGCGGCGGGCAGGGAGGCTGGTCAGGCCTGCCAGGCAGCACCACAAAGGATGCGACCATCGTAAATGAAACCACTGAGCTAACCGGAAGAACATCGTATGTTACAGGGTATCCATCTGTGGCCGGAGGCGCTGGCGGAAGCGGCGGCGAAGGTGGGGATGGCGGAAGGGTCTACATCATCTCCCTGGATGTCACGCCAGGGCAGACATTTCACATTTCCATAGGACAAGGTGGAACAGGTGGTGCTTCCGGCGAGGACAGCAGCCAAGGGAGTGATGGAACGGACACTACCTTCGGGGGCTATTCTTCTGCTTCCGGGGCCTCTACTCCGGGCGGTTATACAGATGAGACAACTGGTACTGTATACGGGGCTATGGGCCAATCCGGGATCTCGGGCGGAGCCGGAAACGGACGGGTCTATACGCCTGGCGAGGGGTGGGGCGATGTGCAAAACGGGCCGTCTGTGATATTCGGCGGAAAAACCTGGAACCCGGGTGAAAATAAGGACAAAGACAGCATTGCGGATGAGGCAGGCCGCTGGGACAGCGGAAAAGGACACTTTGAGGCTACAGCAGACGGCGGTTTTGGCGGCGGCGCGGCTGTCGGTGCAAACGGTAACCCAGGTTACGCAGCCTCTGATGGGCGTGTGTATGCAAGCAGCACCGGTGCAAGTGCAAGAGGTGCAAGAGGTGGGAAAGGTGCCGACGCATCTCCACCACCTGCGCAGACACAGATTGGGCACGGAGGCCTTGGCGGAAATGGCGGCGGCGGTGCTGGCTCCGGTGGCACATCCCTCATCGAGAACAGCGTGTCAACGAGCTTATCTGGAGGCAGCATGAACCCATCACGCCCGGAGAAGTCGCCCGGTGGTGCTGGCTCAGCAGGAGGAAAAGGCGGTCCTGGCGGCGTACTCCTGTTTTATGCCAAGCCAAAGCCTGACACTTCCGGCCAACTCAAGGACAAAAACGATCTATCCATCTTAGACCGCCTGGGCCGCAGGATCATTGTATAAGGGGGAGGACAACATGACACAAGAACAGCGCCTGGATGCGCTGGAGCGTCAGGTATTGACGCTGACAGAGCGGGTGTCAATGAAGGCAGCTGCGGAGGAACCCACAGAATATTACACCAGCCGGTATTCTGGCGAAGAGATCGACTCCCTGCTGGACTGGGTCAAGGCCCAGCAGGGCAAAACCACATGATTGGAGGGGCATCTATGCTGTATCTCAAAGATTGGCGGGTATGCACTCCTCCTGGGTTTTCCTTGGGCTTTGAGGGGGATAATCTGGCCATTACCTTGGCACTGGATACAGATCTGCTGGAGGGCTGGGACCTAAAGCTGGATGTGGAAAAAGAGGGAAAGAAAAATATCATCCAGCTGGAGCGGAGCGGTCAGGTTTACTCCGTCCAGCTCACATCATCCATGCTGGCCTCCGGTGGTCTGTACCTGTTGCAGGTCCGCGGGACACTGGGAGAGCAGATCCGGCACAGCAATCAGTTTTACGCCGCTGTGCATCACAGCATCAATGCGGTAGACGCTTTCCCACCTCCCCTCCCCTCTGAATTTGAGCAAATGGAGGACCGCCTGACAGACATCAATAACCATCCCCCCAGGCCGGGAGCAAACGGATTTTGGCAGATCTACGACCCTGATACCCGGGAATATGTCCCATCCGACATCCCCTTGCCGGATGGGGGTGGCGGGACTGGATATGTTATTGGCCACGGCCTAAAGATTACCGGCGGCACCACTCTGGAGGTAAATGCGGTCAACAACTTTACTGGGGACAATACACTACCTGCCACAGCGGCCCTCGTGCAAGAGCAGGTCGGAAATATCGAGGTACTCCTCGGGACAATTTAAGGAGGTAAGCACTATGAGCGTAGCAACAGAGATCAGCAGACTCCAGGCAGCCAGAAACAAGATCCGGGCCAAAGCAGTGGAACTTGGGATTGGGGCCAGCAACGACCAGTTGGACACCTTGGCCACGGAGATCGACGCGATTGAAAACCGGGGCGCGGTGTCCGCTCAGGTACAAGAGGGCGATACTTATACCATCCCAAAGGGATACCACAACGGATCCGGCACCGTCTCCGGCGTCGCTGGTGGCGGTAATTACAATCTCCAGAGCAAGACCGCAACTCCCACCAAGGCGCAGCAGAATGTGACTCCGGACCCCGGCTATTATGGCCTGTCCGATGTAACTGTGGGCGCTATCCCAGACAGCTATCAGGATGTGTCTGCCGTAACAGCAGTTGGGGCAGATGTCCTCACAGGCAAAATTTTTGTGGACAAGGCCGGCAAAACCACCACGGGAACGATGCCCAACAATGGGGCGGTAGCCAAGACGTTGACCCTGGAAGAACCGTCTTACAGTGTCCCCAAGGGGTATCACAGCGGCGCCGGGACAGTGAAGATCGTCCCCGAGACGAAAACCGCAACACCAACAAAGAGCGCGCAGACCATTGAACCGGCTGAGGGGAAAGTCCTCTCCTCTGTCGAGGTTGCGGCGATCCCTGCGGCCTATCAGGATGTTACCGGCGTCACAGCTGCTGCTGGTGATGTGCTGGCTGGGAAAAAGTTTGTGGACGCGAAAGGCGCTCTGGTGCCCGGCTCCATGGTGAACAATGGTGCTATCGCTGGCAGCATTGACGGCTTGACCCAGACGAGCTATGCCGTCCCAGCAGGCTATACAAGCGGCGGAACGGTCAGCCTTACGAACGACATCGAGGAAGCCCTTGCGGCCATCTGAGGAGGTGCGATATGAGCGTACAAGGCGAGATCGACCGCATCAAAAATAATGTGAATGACACACTGAAAGCGATTGGAGATACCGGCGTTACGGTGGGGACAGGCAGTGATGCCCTCCCTGCCGCCGCTCGGGCGCTGGCGAATGAAAAACAAAACAAACTGACTGGAACGGCAGGACAATTCGTTGGATTTGACTCAGCCGGTAACGCTGTTCCGGCATCCGCACCTATGCCAAAAGCCCACAAAGCTATCCTCACCGCCGCAGGATGGAGCTCGTCCGCCAAGACCCAAACGATTACCGTGACCGGGGTTCTGGCCGACGAAGCCAAGCAGCTCATTATGCCCATGCCTGCCTCCGCCAGTCAGGACGCTTACGCCGCCGCAGGAATCGCCTGCACCAAGCAGGAGTCCAATGCGCTGACCTTCAAGTGCCAGACTGTGCCGACAGCGGATATTGCGGTGTTTGTGACCGTGCAGGAGGTGAGGCAGGGATGATTTTTAGTGTACCAGTTCCAAGTAGCAAAAGCAGTGATACAATTTTAACCTTGGTTACTAACTGGGCCATGTGGGACGAGAATATTGTGGTTAGCGTAAATGGAGCCGATGTACTCTACGCACAAGCCAATAGTCCAGACACTCACACTGTCAATGTAAAAATCGGCGATATAATTGAGTGCGGTTGTGAATCGGGCATGGTGGTTGCCGTGGTAAAGACCTACCGGGGTCTATCTGATGTGACAGTAAATGAAGATAGAATCCGCGGAACCGCCGGGAGAGACCCATATATCGAATACGGGGAACCATAAAAGGAGGAATTTTTATGATACTGAATCCGGTGATACAGGGCGGCGGGACCGAGAAGGAGTACAAGATCACGAACACTTCGCAGATTAGATTTCCAACGAGTGCAAAGGCTGGAGAATTTGTTCGGTCATTGGACGCCTACGGAGGAATAGACCCCCCTCGGGTTTATATAAGAGGGTATCCGAGTGTTCCACTTGGGAAAACATTCGACGCGCGTTTAAATACAAAGGCTACAAGAGCCCCAGCAGGGCATTTTTATTTTGTTATGCCTGCATTAGATGTTACCGTCGAGTGACTTCCAGAAACGAGGTGGCCGCATGATCCTCAATCCGGTTATCGTGGGTGGCAGTAGTGCGGAGCCGGAGGAGACGCCGGATCTGTACATTGAGTTGTCCGCCCGTATTATGGCAGCGACAAAGTACATCGAAATGAGGAAGCCGGATGGGAAGGCCCAGCGCCTGCATTTGGGAAGCGCAGTCGATACACGCGTCACATATCACCTATTTGTGTATCAGTATGGGACCTATACATTTGAGAAAGACGATGGCAAAGAGGGTGGGGTCACCACTAAGACGGTTACGTTTGAAAAGGGTGGCCCGACCACGCAATCTGTAAGACTGTAAAAGCCGCCCAGAAGGGCGGCGGAAAGGAGTGAAATGGAGGAGTTAACGAGGATCCTGGCGGCGTGCTCACCGGTGCTGGCACTGGTGGCCGGCTGGGCGGCCGGGCAGCTGCGGTCCGTTCACAAAAAGGACAGGGCTATGGAAAACGGAGTGAAGATGCTGCTGCGGGCCAAGCTGATCGACAAATGCCTGCACTACATCGAGAAGGGCAGCGTACCGCCGTTTGCCCTGGAGACCATCAAGGGACTGTACCAGTCCTACCTGGAGCTCGGAGATGGGGATCCGTCGGTCGGGGATCTGGTGGGCCGGGTGGAGCAATTAGAAATTAGAGGAGGGTGAGACTATGGACTTTGGAGTTGCGAGCGTGGCGGCCATCACGGTGATCTGCTATCTGATCGGTCAGGTGGTCAAGGCGTCCGGGATGGACAACAAGTGGATCCCCATCGCCTGCGGCATGGCGGGCGGACTGCTGGGCGTGGTCTGCATGGCTCTGGCGGTGCCGGATTTTCCGGCCACGGACCCGGTGACCGCCCTGGCGGTTGGCATCGTGAGCGGCTTTGCGGCCACCGGCGTCAACCAGGCGGCCAAGCAGCTGAGTAAGTAACCACAAAACTGACAACACGGAAGGAGAAAACAACATGAACGCAAATTACATCTATGACATTTTTGCCACCTGTGAGGAGCTGGATCTCCCCGACCTGACCGTTGCCCTGGCCCACCACAAGGAGGCTCACCCCATCCCTGAGGGCATGACGGAGCAGGGCATCAACGAGTTTGTGGGCAACCACTACGAGGCTCTGGTGGACGCCTTCGCGGCCCATGACCGGGAGACCTTCGCAGCCGCCGTGGCCGCCGGCGTCAAGGAGGACGAGGAGCGCGCCCAGCAGGAGGCCGGTCAGGAGGGCTGATCCCATGCTGATCTGCATTGATGCGGGTCACTACATCGGGACCCCGGGGAAGCGGTGCTTGAAGAGCATCGACCCCGGGGAGACCCGGGAGTGGACCCTGAACAGCCGGGTGGCGGACAAGCTGGAGGCCATCCTGGCGGGGTACAGCTGCCAGACCATGCGGGTGGACGACGTGACCGGCAAGCGGGATGTGACCCTGTCCCAGCGGGTGGCGGCGGCCAACCGGGCAAAGGCGGACGTCTATCTCTCCATCCACCACAATGCCGGGATCAACGGAGGATCTGGTGGCGGGATCGTGGCCTTTGTGGCCCCCAAGCACCAGCAACAGAGTGAGGTGGTGCGGGACGCGGTGTACCGCTATACCGTGGCGGCCACCGGCCTGCGGGGCAACCGGGCGCAGCCGCTGGCGGAGCAGAGTCTGTACGTCCTCAATTACACCACTATGCCCGCCACCCTGATCGAGCTGGGGTTTATGGACTCCACCACGGACACCCCCATCATCCTGACGGAGCAGTTTGCCGACCAGGCGGCGGCCGGGCTGGCGGCGGCGCTGGTGGATGTGTATGATCTCCAGGCCAAGGACAGCGGGCAGGTCCTGATGACTGCGGTGCAGGCAGAGGACCTGACAGTGGAGCTGGTGGACAAGCCCAAGGGTGAGTGCGGAGACAACTGCGCCAACGCGGGGTACTTTGCCAACTACTCTGAGGCGGGCGAGCCGTTCACCCTGCCCGTGGGCCATCTGGTGGGCGACTACAAGGCCACAGGCAAGTGGACGCGGCACTACTGCCAGGAGCGCGGGCGGTTCCAGGGAGATAAGTTTACCTTTGACTCCGGCGGGTGGTCCTACGCCAACCCCCTGCACGGCAAGGCAGTCTCCACCCTGCTGATCTCCGGCGGAAAGGCCCGGGTGGAGGAGATCCGAACGGTGCCGGAGGGGACGGACTACGCCGTGTCCGGCATCCCTGTGCTGCGGGACGGGAAGGCCTGCACCACCGCCCAGGCCAAGGCCCAGGGCTGGGATACCTCCCCGCTGCGGGCCACCTGGCACACGCTGGTGGGCCTCAAGGGAGACGGCATGGTGTACGTCATGGGCTGGCAGTCCAGGACCGCCAACCTGCTGGACAGCGGCGAGGCCGCCCGGGTGTTCCGGGGGCTTGGATTCTCTGACGTGCTCAAGCTGGACGGCGGCGGGAGCTACTACCAGAGCCGGGACGGGGCGGTCTCCAAGACCGCGGAAAACCGGCGGATCAACAGCGTACTGCGCTGGACGGTGAGAGAGGAGGAGCCGGAGTTGACGGAGGACAGAGTGCGGCAGATCGTGCGGGAGGAGCTGGCCGCTCAGGAGGCGAAGCTGGCCAACGCGCCGGCGGACAGCTGGGCAGTGCCTTACATCCGGCAGGCCGTGGAGGCCAGGATCCTCACCGGCGTGGATGACGGCCAGGGCGGCGTGACCATCGCCAGGCCCAGGGCCCACACCACCAGGCAGGAGCTGGCCACCATGGGCGTGGCCATCCTCAAGGCGGCAAGAGAATGAGAGAGGGGGAGCGCGTGGGCGCTCCCCCTCTTGAATTATCCAATTGACAGTACATTCCGGAGTTTCGCCATGCTCTCCTTGTTTGGGACGACCTTGCCGGACTCCCAGCGGGAGATCAGAGCCTGGTCCACTCCGATGGCCTCGGCCAGCTGTCCCTGGGTCATCTTCTGGGCTCTTCGGGCGGCGGCGATGTCAACCTTTGCGGTGGGGAGAGGACGCTTCCCTTTCCCGACAAAATACCCCAGTTGCCAAGAGCCTTGGATTTCGAGCGGCTGGTATTTTTCAGAGCTGCCCTCCATTGGAGCAACAATGCTGTCGATCTCAAAGAGCGCCTCCCCGACCTGCTGCTCCAGATCGCCTTTCAAAATTCCGATGCGGTGGGCGTCCGAAATAACGCGGGCGTTGGCTGTATACGGGCGCGGTGCCGCAAGGACGACGTCGCCGCCTATATCTTCTGGGAATGCCTCCGCAGATAATCTACCAAATACCCAGCCAAATACATAAGCTTCTCTGTTTGTCATGTCAGGATCTCCTCTTTCTCGTCATCAGGGCAGCAGGGCCTCGTCATTGCGATAGATAGGCGCCTCATCTGGATGAGCCTCATTCCAGGCGCGCATCAGAGCCATATCGGTTAGATTTTCAGCGCCATGCAGCCACGCAACGCTAAGGAACATCCCGCCGGGGACCGCAGACAGCATACACAGTGCTGCGACCATCTGCTCCCGGCTGACTCCGGACATCCACAGATTCAGGGAAGCTTTTTTGAGCTCGTTCCAGGCGTCCGAGATAACCGCAGCTTCCGGGGTGCGGCCACACAACTGATTCATCATGGCCTGGCCAGGCAGGGCGTTATCGGTATAGACTCCGTTGTCCCATGCAGCCTGATACTTAGCGGTGATTTCATCGGCCACTGTACCAAGGGCAACATAGACGTTGCTTCCGTACTTCGCTAGGATTTCGTTTTCGATATTCATGATTCTCCCCCTTGCTCTTTATGCTCTCATTATAGCATAAAATATGTATTTGTCAATACATATTTTGAGGAGGTGGGAAGAAAAATTTTGTGAGGGGGAACATCGTCTGGCGGGGGTGTTTGGGAGCAAAAACAATCAGTAATACAAGAGGGAGCAGCTGGTAAGCTGCTCCTTCTATTTATATCATTTTGCACAATGTTTTGGCGTTAGAGACGGATTCTGCACTTGTGTGTGACACGAAATGTCGGAATCCCTTGGGGCACAATGGGTAAGAGGTCGGCATGAGATACGAACTGTTTAAATTTTGCCCGGCGGCTTTACGGTACACCTTCCACCTGGGGGAAGGTCAAGGGGAAAATGGCCGCAAATACGGAACTTTTTCTGCCTCTCTGTTTTGCACAATGTTTTACCGTTAGAGACAAATCACGCGATTTTGCAGAGCTCCTGGCGGAGGTAGTCCAGGCTGATATGGGTATAGTGCTCGGTGACGTCCTTATTGGCGTGGCCCATCATGCGCTTGATGGCCAACTCATCGGCGCCGGCCTGATGCAGGCGGCTCGCGAAGGTATGGCGGCACCAGTGGGGCGTGGCTCCGACGGCGCCGATCTGCTCCATGAGGGCAGCGAAGCGGACGCGGAACACCTGGGTGGAGACGGCGTGACCGGACGGATCGCAGATAATCCGCTCCCCGTTTTGTGCCAGGCGGGCGGCGAGGTAGGGTTTGATTTTGGGGTGGACTGGGACGAGCCTGTCCCGGCCTGCGGCGGTTTTCATTCCGCCCTGGAGGTAGTCTCCATCGGCGTGATAGGAAAATCTGGTGAGGGCCAGAAACTCAGAGATCCGGAATCCGGTATAGCACAGGATCAGGATGGCGTCCGCCCAGGGATCGCCGGCAGCGGCCAGCTGTTCCAGCTGCTTGAGGTGGAGATCGGTCAGGACCCCTTTCTCGTGCTTGGCCTGGACAGAGGGCAGGCGAATGAACTGGGAATAGTCCTTGATGATGATGTCACGCTCCATAGCAAACCGGAAGAGCGCGGAGATCAGGCCCTTGTCATTCTGGATGCTGGACTTGGAGAGCCCGTCGACCTCATCCTGGTCAATGATCTGCTGCAAATCGTCGATGGTGATGCGCCGGACCTTTTTGCCCGCCAGAGCGGAGACTCTACCCCAGGCGGCCCGGTGGGAGGAGACGGAGGCGGGACCCAGCCGGGGATATTCCCGGCTGCTCCAGAGGTCATAGACCTGCTGGAGGGTGTAGTCAATGACCTCGGTGGCCGGGGCGGAGTGGGTACGACACCACTCGTCCAGCGCGGCCTGGGCGTCGCTGGCCTTGGCGTGGTAGGATAGATACCTCTGCCGGATCCGCCCCCGCTGGGTGCGGTAAGGGATCCGGACTGCCCAGGGGCGGCGGCGGTTGCCGGAGAGCTTGACGATGCTCCCGGTTCCATTGGCTCGCTTCATTTGATGGCCTCCCTTCAAAACAGATGTTCTAGTCAGAGGGTTTTGAGAAGCCGCCCGGTGGGGCGGCTTTTTTCAAATCCGCCGACGTGGACGGATTTGCTCTGTTTTTTGGTGTTTGGCTTACTCTAACCCTGATTGAGCTTTGGCCGTGACTTGCCCACCCTGGAAGGTAACATTGGCATTGGCCCCTAGAGTTCCCTCCCCTTCCCAGGCATAAATGGCAGTATAGTATTCATCTCCAAGGCCCATATCCACCTCAGACAGCAGTTCCCCTCGAGAGCCGACCAGGTCAAATACCTCCTGGTAACTCATACCGGTTTGGATCGCTTCAAATTCCTCTAAGCTGATAGTGGACGGGTTGTTCTGAGATCCGGTATTTTCCCCAAACATACTATATGTTTGCTTCCCGTTGATGTAGGTTGCGTAAATAACGCTCCCCTCCTCGTCTGCCTCTACGGAAAGTATAGCATACCCATCTGGATAATTTTGTGCCAAGACTTGCGCGTCAGCGGCCCAAGCCTCCTGATAAGCTTCCCATTCTGCCGGAGCTGCTCCGGCGGATCCTTGGACGGAAGAGACAGCAGCAGTCACATCTGGGTCAAATGCGGATACCGACAATTTGGTATCTGTTTGCTCCACACTGATTTGCTCCGGAGCAAACGAGGAGATCAGGCCGGCAACCTCCTGAGACAACACATCCTTATCATTGGCAGTTGACATTGACGCTGAGCCAGATGAACCCGAAGCACTTGTAGCGGCATCGGGCGTCTTAGGGTCGGTTGAGGTCTCTCCTCCTCCAGAAGCAGAGCAACCAGAGGCCAGCAGGAGCATCACAGCGCAGAGCGCAAAACCCCGAACATACAGTTTCATGTCAGTTCCCCCTTTGATGAGTATCAAAATATCCGTGTTTGTACCAAAAAATAGCTTTGCATAAAAAAGCTTCTGTTACTCCAAAATATTCGGCCAACTCCCAAGGCTCACGACAGCCTTGGAGAATGGCTTGCTTCAACTCATCCTCCGGGATGAGTTTTTTTATTGCCCATTTGTTGGCCCGATTCTCGTATTTCTGACGGACGTCCCGGGCGGCGTAACGGTTGTAAAATGCCCCAGTCTCACAGTGGCCCAGTTCATGGGCCAGCTTGACCGTCTCATCTGCTACTGTTGGCATCCGCCAGGGATTCATAGCAATGGCGCAGGAGCCGTCGGACAGGGGCATAGACAGGGATTCGGCGGCTTCCAGATCGAACCAGACAACCTGTGTGCCGTGATCCTCGGCCAGGCTGTATAAATCCAGAAGGTTAATCATTTTTACCTTTCTCCTGTTTCTTCTGATTCGCCAAGAAGGCAGCGAATCGAGACACATCGTTCCACATGGCGTCCAGATCTTCCTGAGACAGATCCTTCTCTCCACCCCAGAAAGCAGCCTGGAGGTTCTCTTTGGTATTACTTTCGTCTGATGATGGGATGGATTCTTTCCCAAGCAGCTCATCGGTAGTAACATCAAAAATTTCTGCGAGTTTTACCACAGTTTCTGGGTTTGGCGTTGCCTTGTCAGTTTCCCATCTGGCAATGGCCTGCTGACTTACAAATAATTTGCCTGCAAGCTCTTTTTGGCTTAAACCGGCCGCCAGCCGATACTTGCGCAGTTGACCACTAAACACTGATACCCCCCCTTGTTTCCCTTAGAATACAACATAAAATTGTATAGTGCAATAGAAAAAATGAAATTCGCTATTGACAACAACAAAAAATAGTATTATATTAAACGCACAACAAAAGATAGTTAAATAGAAGAGGTGGTGACTTATGCACAACATTAGAGTGTTGCGAGAGAAGTTGGGTTTATCCCAGCAACAGGTTGCCGAAGCCGTCCATGTAAGCCAGCAAGCTGTGGCAAGATGGGAAAGTGGCCTAGCAAAGCCAAGGGCAGATTTACTCCCTCAGCTAGCATTGTTATTTAATTGCACTATTGACGAGTTGTTTTGGACGCCAGACAACAAAAAGCCCCCAGCCGGACCGGGGGAGAAAGAGAGGTTACCATGAGACCAAGAACCAGAGAACTGAATATCCCCAGTGACCAGGAGATCCTGGCGCTGGACAACGTCCCGGTGGAGACGGCAGCCCGGTATTTGGGCAGCAGCACAGCCACCCTATACGAGGCCCTGCAAGATGAGCGGGTCCCCTTTGGGTGGGCAGTGCAGCACAACTCCCACTGGTCCTACAACATCAGCCCTGGGGCCCTGGTCCGCTACAAGCGGGAGGGGCTGCCCATGTACCGGCTGAAGGATGTGTCGGAGATCATCTGCGAGGACATAAACCGGCTGATCGACCAGCGGATGTCCCTGGTGGGCAAACTGACCAGCGTACTGCTGGAGACATAAGGAGGTTAACATCATGCGCGCACTCAATTTATCTGAGGCGGCCCGGGTGACCCGGCGGCTGCTGGACCAGTACGGCCCGGCGCGGCTGCTCCGGGTGGAGGAGCTGGCCCCCGGGATCTTCCGGGGGATGCTGGCCGGCGGGGCCCAGGCCCTGGCGGTGGTCCGGGAGGACGGGCGGATCGCCGTCCGGGAGGCCGAGCCGTGGGCATAAAAAATCCCCGGGGCCTTTCGGCACCCGGGGCGGCAGACAAGGGATTGTCTACCATGAGAACAAATGTATTATACCATGGGAACGTGTGTTTGACAAGGGGGAATTTGCATGACCACAAATAATTTTGAGCCCCAACCGCGGGATGCCCAGCTGGAGACGCTGCATAACCTGGTTACCTTTTGCGAGAGGCTGATCCAAAAAAGCTTGGCGGAAAGGAGCTTCCGACTGGCTTGGAGTTGGCATGACAGCCTATCTGGCGCGTATATGCTGGCGAGGTGGCTGGGTCTGGAGGAGCCGGACCACCGTGACCGCGAAAAGATGTGGTTTGAGCGCATCAAGACGGCGCAGTTTGGGCCGCACGGGAAGGAGTAGGCGGTATGGGTGAGGGAACGGTACAGTTCCGCCGGAAAAAAGCCTTTGCCACCCTGTACCGGGAGGTGGCCCAGGACGAGCGCCTGAGCCTGGAGAGCCGGGGCCTGCTGGTCCTCATGGCCTCCCTGCCGGAGGACTGGGAGTACAGCGTTGCCGGCCTGGCCAAGAAGGCTGGCTGCGGGAAGGACAAGCTGCGCCGGATCCTGGGGGAGCTGGAGCAAGTGGGCTATCTGGCCCGGGAGCAGAGCCACGACAGCGGCGGCAAATTCGGGGGAAATATCTACATCATACAGGATGACGCGCCACCGTTGTCCGGGAAACCCGACAACGGTCAAACCCGTCAACGGGAAACGCCGTCACCGGGTTTCACGACACAACATAAGAATATCTTAACAGTAGAAGATAAGAAAGAACCCCCTAAAGCCCCCACGGGGGGCAGGCGGCCGAGTAAATACGATCTGGCGGAGGACGCCAGGCCGGTCCTCCAGGCCTACGTCGGGGAGGACGGGGAACTGCACCGGGCGTTGGCTGACCTGATCGAGATCCGGGTAGCCAAGCGGGCCATCAACTCCAAGCGGGCGATCCTGACCCTGCTGCGTGAGCTGGACCGGCTCAGCGAGGGCCGCCGGGAGGACAAGCTGCTGCTGATCCGCCAGTCGGTGACCAACAGCTGGAAGTCTGTCTTCCCCCTGCGGCAGGGCGGCGGCCAGAGAGCGGAGCCCTCCCAGCCCACCCTGGTGGCCCGGGAGGAGGTGGCCACATGGTAGCGCGGGAGGAGGACAAGCTGTCCGCCCAGGTGGCGGTGCTGGGATCCCTGCTCATTGACGACAGGCTGGTGGGGCAGGCTCTGGAGCGGATCCGCCCCGAGGATTTTCTCACCCCAAAGTGCCGCATGGTGTTTCAGGCGATCCGGGCGCTGTTTGCCGAGGGCAAGCCCACCGATGCGGTGACCGTCCGGAGCAAGCTGGGGGGCCGGGAGGATGACGGGTGGACCCAGTACCTGATGGAGCTCATGGAGCTCACCCCCACGGCGTCCAACATCTGGGAGTATGCCTCTCTCATGCGGGAGCAGGCGCGGATGTCCAAAGTGGCCGAGCTGGGCGGCCTGCTCCAGGTGACCCAAGATATGGACAAGGCCCGGGGCTACATTGCCCAGCTCAACGAGCTGCTGGTGGACCGCCGGGGCGTCCAGCGCATGGACATGGCCCAGATGCTCCTGGCCTTTTCCGAGCGGCACAGCGGGACGCCGGTGGATTACATGACCTGGGGCCTGCCCAAGCTGGACGCGGGTACATACACCGAGATGGGGGACATGGTGGTGCTGGGTGGCTACCCCTCCGCAGGCAAGACCGCCCTGGCGGTGGCCATGGCCTATCACCAGGCCAAGACGCACCGGGTGGGATTTTACAGCCTGGAGACCAACCAGTACAAGCTGGCCGACCGCCTGATCGCCAACCTGGCGGGGATCGAGATGCCCACCATCAAGCGCAATGAGATCTCGGAGGAGGAGTGGGGCCGCTTTGCCGCCTGCTCCGACCGGATCCGGACCCACCAGCTGGAGCTGATCGAGGCCAGCGGCATGAGCGTCCAGGACATCCAGGCGGACGCCCTGGCCCGGCGGTACGAGATCGTGTACATCGACTATCTCCAGCTGGTGGAGCCGGAGACCCGGAAAACCAACCGCACGGAGCAGGTGTCCGGCATCAGCCGGGGCCTCCAGCAGCTGGCCCACGGGCATGGGATGCTGGTGGTGGCCCTGTCTCAGCTCTCCCGGGCGGACAAGGCCGGGGAGGACAAGCTGGTGGAGCCCACCATGTCCGACCTGAGAGAGTCCGGGCAGATCGAGCAGGACGCGGATGCCATCCTGCTGCTCTACCTGGAGGAGCCCGGCAGGCCGGACAAGAGCCGCCGGGTGCTGAAGGTGGCCAAAAACAAGGAGGGCACCCGGGGGAGGATCTATCTGGTCTTTGACGGCCAGTACCAGCGCTTCCGGGAGAGCGCGCTGGAGGAGCCCGCCCCGGCGGCGAAGCGGCAGACCTACAAGCGGCCGCCCAAGGCTCAGATGGACTTTTTTGACTTGCCGGACGTGCCGGTCCCATTTGAACAAAAAACGGAGGAATTACCATGA